TATCAATTCATGTATAAACAATTAGAAAGTGCTGTTGAGGAAATTATTATTCAGTACCCTAATGACCCAATCGTGAATGAGTTAAAACAAAAGTTGGTTAATAACTTAAAACCAATATTGGAAGTCATACAAAACAATCCTAATCAAGACTTTAATCAATAAGTTCTACACCTGTAGCCCTAACGGGCTACAGGTCACTTTACCTTCACCACCATCTTATCCACCTTCACCAACTAGATAGAGGTACCAAATCTAGTTTGGACATATAAACTAAACACAACATTTAGTCGCCACGCACAAGGTTAAGTTGTATTGACAAATGCTGGCTAAAAACTCTGTTTCATAGATGTAGTGACTATATTTTTAATATGAGATATATTAAAAAGGGGACTCAATGCAAAAAGAATTACTAACAAATGAACAGCTTAGATTAGCAGTAGAGAAGACTTGGATCGAACATATAAAGTTGTGCCAAGATAATTTTTTATATTTTGTAAAAGAAGTATGGCCAGATTTTATATGTAGATTGGATCCTAATCCTAAAAGGTGGGGGCACCATCAACATATAGCATCTGAGTTTACAAAAATTTCTAAAAGAAAAAAAGGAAGGCTCATTATCAATATGCCCCCTAGGCATACTAAATCAGAATTTGCATCTTTCTTGTTTCCTGCTTGGATGATAGGGAAGTATCCTCATTTGAAAATTATGCAGGTTTCACACAACGCAGAATTATCATCAAGGTTCGGTTCTAAGGTTCGTAACCTGATGGAGCAGAAGGAGTATAAAAATATATTTGGAGATGTTAAACTGCGAGAAGATAGTAAGGCAAAAGGCCGATGGGAGACCAATCATGGTGGGGAATACTTTGCAGCGGGTGTAGGCGGTTCTATCACAGGACGAGGGGCGGACTTACTTATTATCGATGACCCACATACTGAACAAGACGCATTATCTGAATCAGCAATGGAGCGTGCATATGATTGGTACACATCTGGACCAAGACAGCGTTTACAACCTGGTGGCTCGATAGTCGTGGTTATGACGAGATGGGCAGAGGACGACCTGACAGGAAGATTAATCAAGGCTCAAAAAGAACCGAAAGCTGATAAGTGGAACGTAATATCATTTCCTGCGATTCTCGAATCAGGGAACCCAGTATGGCCTGAGTATTGGGAACTTGAAGAATTAGAAAAAGTAAAAGCATCATTACCGATCAGGAACTGGTCTGCTCAATATATGCAGAACCCTACATCCGAAGAAGGAGCTATTCTTAAAAGAGAGTGGTGGCGACCATGGGAACATGAAAGAATTCCAAAATTACAACATGTCATACAATCTTACGATACTGCATTCAGTGCAAAAGAAACTGCGGACTACTCAGCCATAACCACATGGGGTGTCTTCTTTCCAGAAGAAGATGGTAAACCTGCAATGATTTTACTAGATGCTCTAAAAGGTAAATTTGATTTTCCTGAACTAAAAGCAGTTGCAATGGATCAATTTAAATATTGGGAACCTGAAAGTGTAATTATTGAAGCCAAAGCTACAGGAGAACCATTAATGCAAGAGTTTAGAAGAATGGGTATACCTGTCATTCCATTCGTGCCATCAAGAGGAAAAGATAAACATTCTAGGGTAAATGCTTGTGCTCCTGTTTTTGAAGGGGGTCAGATTTACTTTCCTCCAGATGAAAAATTTGCTGAAGAAGTAATTGAAGAATGTGCTGCATTTCCTCACGGAGCGAACGATGACTATGTCGACAGTACTACACAGGCCGTGTTAAGATATCGTCAGGGTAACTTCATAGAAATGAGAGATGACTATGAAGAAGAATTATACAAAGTTCCGAAGGAGTATAAGTATTATTAATGGCTGGATTGAAAGAATTAATTGATATGGAATCGATCGAGGATCAACCAACCTCGTCAGTTCCAAAAAACAAATCAGATTATACAGAACCTTATGATCCTAGTATGGCTAGAGGTTTAGCTGGGATCGCGGTCGCTGGTGCGGGAGCCTATGCCCTAAGAACACCTATCGGAAGAGTCTTACAAAAAATTGCAAGTATCAAAGTACCCAAGGCTCCCGCTTCACGAACCAGTGCTCCTGATAAAGTAGAAGAAGTTCTAGAAATAGCTCCAACAAAAATGGAAAGAGGTAAAGCTCTCACAGTTGCACAAACTAAACCTCAAGATGAAATCAGACAAATAGCAATAGCAAGATCAAACGAATTAAAAAAACTTGCTTACAACAATCCCTTATCAAGAGGTGGTAAAACAAACAGAATAGGATCCTCACTTTGGGATTATATTGCACGACACCCAATTTCAGGTGCAAGAAAAGCAGATGAATGGATTAAAGATTTTAAATCTACAGGTCCAGGTTCTTTTAAAACAGGTAATCCAGAATTTAAAAATATAAACCAAGCAGTAAAGAAAGATGAGCTTTGGGATTCTAATCTAGTTCAATTCGATAAAAACGGTAATGTCGTTGGTGGTTTTTTAAAAGTAGCAGCTGAGAAAAAAATACCTCTTACAAAAATGGATTTACTTTACATTGTAGAAAAAGCTCCTGTAAATAATTTAAAGGTAAGAAAACTTACAACTGATACAAAGATAGTTGATGAAGCAGAAGATATCTCAAGTCAAGCAATTAACATGATAAATAAAATAAGAGATAAAGCTGTTCAGATGTCTACTCAACTTCCAAACACAGATACTGGTGAAAAGTTTACTGAGTTAGTTATGTTAAGTAAAGGCGTTGCAAAAAATTTAAGAAAAAAAACAAGTCGTTTACATAATCATTATAGAAGTGCAGATACTTCTGACTATGATAGTTTTGATACGGATGTGTTTGGACAGGATATTGGAGATTTAAAAGCTTTGTTTGATAAAGCAAGAAATGCAGGTATAACTACAGGGGATGACACTTTAGCTTTCCTAGAAAAATTTAAAAGAATTGATACTGATCTTGGAAGAAGATTACAGCTAATGAAAACTCAAAAGATGTTACCTAAGTATGGAAACTATGATGAGTATAGAGTAAAAGGGGGTGACAAATATTTTGAACACGTAGTGTATTATCCTAAACCATTACCGATGGGGCAAAGACTAAGTAGTAATTATCAAAAGCATTATACATCAGAATATGGTCCAACTGATTCTATACCAAATCAAATCTACCACATGAGAGGTTCAATAAGAACAGGTGGCACAAATCAAAATCAAAAAGTTATGTTGATTGATGAAATACAATCAGACTATCACCAGGCATTAAGAAAAAGGGATCCTAAAAGAGAAAAAGTAGTAAACGCTTTTGGAACTGAAATTGAATTTTTTTCTGCTAATAGAAAACTAGAAAAAATTATAGGTGAGATGAAAGATATTTCTAACAAAGGTATTAGAGCTACACCAGAGGATATGCAGAGATTTAATAAATTGAATAGTGACTTTAAAGAATTAAGAGCTAACTCAATGAACTTGTCTAACATAAATACTAGACAAGCAACTGACGGTATTCCTTTCTTACCTTTGTATGGAAAAGAAAACTATGGTTCTCATGCAATTAAAAATGCTATCAAGACTGCAGCTGATGAAGGAGTTGATTGGGTTGCTATTGCACCTGTTGAACAATTACACCATGCAAAGAGAACAAAGTATCTTGGGGACATAGAATTTTATGGTAATAGATTTGGGACAGCAGGATTTAAAAATTATGGTGGAAGACAAGGGGTCGTTAGGAAAAGTGCAGACGATAGAGAAGTTCCAATTAAAAAAGATGATGGTTCTTTTCAAAATACGGATCCTAAAAAAATGGCTACTCTTCCATCTGCTATGAAAAAAATAGCCCAACAATATGGCTCTGAAGTTAAAACAATACCAATAGCTAAATCTGATCCTAGCAAGCCTTTTAAGGTAGTAACAAAAGTAGAAAACACGCAAAAAGTTTATGGATTAAATCCAGATACAGCAGGAACACAACACATAGGTGCTTTTAAAACTTTGGAAGAAGCTGAGGAGTATAGGAGCAGATATGGTGGAACAGTAGTTAAAATGTTTGATGGAGATGTTAGATTATATTTTGATGCTTATGCTATAAAGGTCAGTCCTGACATGAAAACTAAGCCTTTCAAGGCTTATCAGACTGGTGGTCTAGTCGTAAATATATTTGCGTGATATTATAAATCTGTTATAACAAAAAGGAGATATATATCATGGCAAGTAAGAAGATGAAAAAAGCTATAATTGCTGGATTAGCTGGTGTTGCTGGAGCTAAATTTTTAGCAGGCAAGGCAAGAGCTGCAAGTATAGCTGATAACGAAGCTAAGGAATTTGGCTTCGGTAATATGAAAAAAAACTACATAACTAAAAGAGCAAAACCAATCAAAAAAACTTTTATGGGTAAAGTCAAAGACGCTGTAAATGTTTACAAAGAAAAAGGTTTAAACACAGGTCGTGGACCTAATATTAAAGCTACTGATTCATTAGCAGGAGACTATAGTGGAATAACTGACTATATGAGTAAAGGTGGTATGAAAGTGGTAAAAGCTAGAGGTGGAAAGTTAGTCAATTTAAAACCGACAAAACTATACTAAATTCATGGCTGAAGTAGATAAAACAAATGAGCTTCCTGAAGAAGAGGTTGAAGAAAGTGAAGTAGACGTAGAAATTGAGGGTGAGGAACAAATTCCTGAAGAAGAACAACCCGAAGAAGATTTTTATAGAAACTTAGCTGAGGAAATGGACGACCGAACACTTGGTCGTATATCCTCTCAACTTGTTTCTGATTATAAAAGGGATAAAGTTTCGAGAGCGGATTGGGAACAGGCTTACACACAAGGTTTAGATTTACTTGGTTTCAAGTATGTAAACAACACTAGACCTTTTCAAGGTGCGAGTGGTGTTACCCATCCGCTTCTATCAGAAGCTGTAACACAATTCCAAGCACAAGCTTACAAAGAATTATTACCAAGTGATGGTCCTGTAAGAACAGCGATCATTGGTTCATCAACAAAAGAAGTTGAAGATCAAGCAACTCGTGTCAAAGATTTTATGAATTACATGTTGATGGAAGAAATGGAAGAGTACACACCAGATACAGACCAATTATTATTTTATTTACCACTTGCAGGATCTGCATTTAAAAAAATTTACTTTGATGAAATCAAACAAAGAGCGGTTGCAAAATTTGTACCTGCAGAAGATTTGATTGTTCCATATTACGCAACAGATTTAAAAGATTGTGAAAGAATTACTCACATCGTAAAGATGTCTGAGAATGATGTTCTTAAACAACAAAAAGCAGGATTCTATTTAGATGTAGAATTATTACCAAAACAACCTGAAAAAAGTCCTGTTCAAGATAAATTAAACGAACTTGAAGGTGTAAAACCTGCTGGAGAAAAAGAATATCAATATAACATTTTAGAAATGCATATTGATTTAAATTTAGACGAATTCGAAACAGAAAATCCTGAGAAGAAAGTTAAAAAACCATATATCGTTTCTATTGATGAGGGTTCAGGTAAAGTTTTATCTATCTATAGAAACTATAATCAAGATGATGATACTGAAACTAGAAAAGAATATTTTGTACATTATAAATTTTTACCTGGTTTAGGTTTTTATGGCTTTGGTTTAATACATATGATTGGTGGATTATCAAGATCTGCTACTCAAGCATTGAGACAATTGCTAGATGCAGGAACTTTAGCTAACTTACCTGCTGGATTTAAGTCTAGAGGTATAAGAATTAGAGATGATGAT